GCTCGGCGCCCTGCCCGACGTGGGCAGCGCGGTGGTGATCGTCTACGGCGCGCGGACTATAGACGTGCAGCGCGCGGGCGGCGCCGTGGCAGCCGGCATGCGCCTCGCACTCGGGCGCGCGGTGGCGCCGGGCAGCCTGTCGATTTCGTGGCCAACCGGCAAGACCGCCACCGACAACGGCGCCGGCGCACTGACGGGCGACGCCAGCGGGACAGTCGACTACGCCACGGGCGAAGTGTGGTTCGTGCCCACGGTGACGCCCGCAGCGGGCGCAACGATCACGGTGGCGCAGTCCGCAACGTCGGCCACCGGCACGTCCACCACGCTGACCTCCAGCGGCACCGATCTCAACGGGCGCAAGATTTTTGAGACCGGCGCGGCGATCACGGCAGGCTCGCTGCGGTTCACCGCGACCTACACCTATCCAGGCGCGGGGCAGATTTTGTCCGCCGGCATCTGGGGCAAGCCGTACCCGACCAGCTACGACGTGCAGATCGCCGACAACGGCGCCGGCCTGCTGGTGGTGGCCGGCACCGCGACGCAGATCGGCACGGTCAACTACGCGACCGGCCAACTGCGCATTGACGGGGGCCAGACACGCGACGTGCCGCTGGATGGGTTCGTGTACGTGACGCTGACAGACAGGCCAAATTACAACGGCCTGCCTTCTTCCATTGGGGCCTGATATGCCAATCGTCACCTACACCCTCTCGTCATCCGGCCTCGCGCGCCGCGTGACCGCCACGGGCGGCACAACGCAGCCGGCGCAGACCTTCAGTTGGGCGCCGTCTGTCGATCTGACGCCGGATTACACCCAGCCGATCGTGCCGGGCAGCGTGCGCTTCTCCTTGGCCGGCGCGACTTACGTGGATCGGCAGGGCGCGCTGGTAGCCAACGTCAACCCGGCCAGCGGCGCGGCGGATGCGGCAGGCACCGTCAACTACAGCACCGGCGACTGCGCGCTGACGCTGCTCTCCGAGGGCGCCGCCAACAGCGGCACCGTGCAGGCGCTGCTCACCACGCCGGTAGCGGCAAAGGCCGCGACGGTCGGCTTCCGAATCCCGGCGGGGAGCATCGTGCCCGGCAGCCTGACCGTGCAGTGGGTGGTGGCCGAGACCGGCACCACGCGCACGCAAGCGGTGCCCAGCACCGGCACGGTGGACGTAAGTGGCCTGTACGGCACGGTCGACCACGAGGCCGGCATCGCGCAGTTTGCCTTCGGCACGCGCGTGGTGGCTGCGGGCAACGAGTCGCAGCCTTGGTACACCGCAGACGCGGTGGACGCCGAGGGCAAGATCGTCAGCCCCGAGCCGGCGCTTGCCGACACGATCCGCTACGCGGCGGTGGCCTATCGGTTCGTCCCGCTCCCGGCGGACATCGTCGGCATCAACAGCGTGCGGCTGCCGAGCGACGGGCGCGTGCCGATCTTCGAGGCCGGCTCGGTGGCCGTGGTGCACCACACGGCGACGGTCGCGGGCACGTACAGCAACGGTCAGACGGTCAACCTCGGCCGCGTGCGGCTGGCGCGCGTGCGAGTGCGCGACTCCGCCGGCGCCGCGGTGGACGCCGCGCGCTACACCACCAACCTCGACGCGGGCACGCTGACCTGGAGCAACGTGACGGGCCTGTCGCAACCCGTGACGATCGAGCACCGCATCGAGGACACGATGCTGGTGTCGGACGCGCAAATCAACGGCTTGCTGACCTTCACCCGCCCGCTGACGCACAACTTCCCGGCCACGGGCGCGTATGTGTCGTCGGCACTGCTGATCGGCGACATGTTCGCGCGGTACACGGGCCTCTTTGAGCAGTCCACTTGGACGGGCGAGTGGTCTGACTCGCGCGTGGGCACGCAGCCGCTGGCGAGCTACAACGACAGCCTGTACCCGTTGCTGGTCACCAATGCCGGCACGCTGACCGAGCGGTGGGCGATCATCCTTACGAACACCACGACTTTCCGCGTCGTGGGCGAGGTGGTGGGCGAGATCGCCACCGGCAACACCAGCACCGACCTGGCGCCGATCAACCCGGCCAGCGGGCAGCCGTACTTCACGCTCGACAAAGACGGCTGGGGCACCGGCTGGGCTGCCGGCAACGTGCTGCGGTTCAACACCGTGGCCGCCAGCGCGCCGGTGTGGGTGGCCCGTGCCATCCAGCAAGGGCCGGCGGGCGCCGACAACGACAGCTTTGCCCTGCTGGTGCGGGGCGACGTGGATACACCGTGAGCAACCGTCGTTCCCGCGCAAGCGGGAACCCAGCGACTTTGAACTGAGGCCAACAAAATGCCATCTCACCCCGTCAAGTGGTTCTCCAGCGCCATGCCCGGCGCACCGCTGCTGCGCAACATAGCCGGCGACTTGATCGCAGTGCTCGACTGGTGCCTGGTCAACGGCAGCGCGACGACGGCGGTGCAGTCGATCGTCGTTGCCGGCGACGTGGCGACGGTCACTTTCGCGTCCGCGCACACGTTCCAGAAGCACCAGATCATCGAGATCGCGGGCGTGACCGGCACGCTGTCGGCGCTCAATAGTCAGTGGCGCGCAACCGGCGTGACCTCGCTGGCGCTGACCTTTGCTGCGACCGGCATCGCCAACGGCACGGCGGCGGGGACGATCACCTGCAAGACGCCTGGGGTGGGGTGGCAAAAGGCGTTTTCAGGAACGAACAAGGCGGCGTATCGGTCGCAGGACGTGACGGGGACGCGGTTTTACTTCCGACTCGACGACACGCAGACAACGACAGCGACGGCGAGCGGATATGAGGCAATGACGGACGTGGATACGGGCTCAAATCAGTTCGCGCCGACGCCGGCAACGATCAGTAAGCCTTCTACTTCCTCGGCGCGCCCGTGGTGGGTGGTGGGAGACGGCAAGACTTGGTTCTATTGCGCCGCAAACGCCGGCCAAGGCGGAACAAACGCTGTCGTTGGCGCCGGTTTCGGAGATTTAGATGACTTCGCTTCAGCGAGTACATATGGGTGCTTTTTGGCGTGTTCAGGAACCAAAGGAATCGTGTCTACTGGAGGTGGCGGGCCATCCGTTTGCGCGCGCAGCTACACAGGCACGCTGGGCGCTGTGTCGATTGATCGGGTCGATCCCCCTGGCCATTCTGGTGGCTACCCGAGTCCCGTAGACGAAGGCTTCCGCCTTGCCGGCCCGGTTGTGATCGAACAGGGCGCGGTCGCTCGCGGAATACTGCGGGGCGCCCTGGATTGCATCCCCACCCTTGGCCCTCCCGTCGGCACCATTGTTGACTCTGATTCTTACGGGTATCCAGGACTGGCCATTATCTTTTCCTCAGGGTCGGCAAATCCTCAAGATGGGGGAAACGACCGCGGCGCATTTAACCTGATCGGGCCGTGGTGATGGAATCACGTCTGATCTCTGGCTATGTGCGGTCTGCCAACGCCCTGACTGGTGGTTCTTTTCGCGTGCGCGGCACCGTCAAGGTGTCCGGCACGCCGGCCCAGCGCCGCGTAGTGCTCTTCGACTCCGCGACCGGCCCGCGCCCGCTGCAACCTATCTGCGCCACGTGGAGCGCCGTCGACGGCAGCTACAGCTTCCCCCGCATCGCCGACCGCGAGTACATCGTGATCGCTTTCGACTACACGCGCGACAAGAACGCCGCGATCGCCGACTTTGTCCGCCCGGAGCCGATGCCATGACCACCGTCAACCTGCTCAATCCTGCTGTGCGTACCGCGCGCGTGGCCGCAATCCTCGCGGCGCTCGACGCCGGCACCGGGCCGGGCCGCGCGGAGATCTACGGCACGGCCAAGCCGGCGGCCGGTGCGGCGGCTGGCGGCGCGCCGCTGATGGTGTGGACGCTGGCCGACCCCGGCGGCACGGCTGCCGGCGGCGTGCTCACGCTCGCATGGTCTGCGGCTGCCTACGCGGCCGCCGCCAGCGGCACGGCGGTGTGGGGCCGTTTGATGGACTCCGCCGGTAACTGGGTGCTCGATGCGGAGTGCGGGCTGCTCGGCAGCGCGGCGATCTTCCAGCTCGAGAGCCTGACCATCCTCGCCGGCGCGTTGATCCAGCCGACGACCTCCACCATCACGGACTGACCGGCAGCGCCGCCCGGCGCGCGCACGCGGCACGCAACGACCATGCCCCTGCCGCCTATCGACCTCGATCTGACCCGACCGCGCGTTGTCACGCCGGGGCCGGTCGATCTCAATCTCGGCGACGACGCGCCAACCGGAAGCCCGGCGCGCGTGCTGGCGGTGCTGCCGGCGCCGGATGCGCTGATCGCGGCGATCGATCTCACGGGGCTGGACGCGGCGGTCGTAGCGCAACTGCCAGCGCCCGTGGCGGTGCTGGCCTCGCAGATCGGCGTAGCCACGGCGGGCGCAATCACCGCTGCTCTGCCCGCGCCGGCGGCGGTGCTCTCCGCGAGCTACGACCTCGCGGTGCCTCGCGGCCCGGCGCTGGCCACCGCCAGCGGGTGGCAGACCGGCACGCGCAGCGCACGGCAAGCAGTCGCGCCGTGGCAGCGCCCGCAGCCGTCGCGCTTGCGGGCGGCGGCGGCTTGGGGCGCTGCGACGCCAACGGCAGCGGAGCGGCGCTGCCCTTTTGCCGCGCTGTCCACCGCCGCCCGGCCGCAGGCCGCCATCGCCTGGGGCGCCGGCACGCGCCGCGGTCGGATGGCGGCATCGCACTGGCGCACGCTGGACACGTCGCAGCGGCCAGAGCGCCGCATCGCGTGGGCGCAGGCCTCGCCCGCCGGAACCAGCGCCACGCTGCCCTGGATCACGCTCTACCGCAACCGCCGCCCGCAGGTCGTGGGGCCGTGGGCGGATGGCACGGCGGCCGGCATTGTCCGCGCCGCTCCGCATCAGGTGGCGCGCCCGGCGCACATCGGCGCCGTGCTGCCGTGGGGCGAGGGCACGGCCCGCACTGGATGGGGCACCTTTGTCCGCTTCCCAGACCCGCCGCAGCCGCCCGAGCCGCCTTGCTACACACACCCGATCGGAGTTGTCGATCTCGACCTTACGGCGGCCATACAGGTCACGCCGGGGCCTGTGCTGCTGGCGCTGGCCTGTCCGAAAACTTACCCGCCGGGGACGATCGTCATCCCCGCGCAAAGGAGCTACATCGTGGTCACTACTGCATCGCTCGCGCGCCTGGTCGACGGCGCAAACATCCCCTGCTCGGCGCTGTCGCTGTCCATCGACGCCGACTCATGGGGCTGGCAGTTCCGCGCCACCTGCCCGGCGGACGCGCTGGCGCTGCTCGACGGCGGCGCGCTGCGAGCGCGCGTGCAGGGCGTGGACTGGCACGTGGTGGTAGACACCATCGCGCGGTCGCGCCAGTTCCCGTCCGCCGAGGTCACGCTCACCGGGCGCGGGCTCGCCGCCGAGCTGGCCGCGCCGTTTTCCACCGTCGCCACCTGGGTCAACACCGCGCCGCGCAACGCGCAGCAGCTTGCGGCGGAGGCGCTGCCGTTCGAGTGGACGCTGGACTGGCAGGCCCCCGATTGGCTGGTGCCCGCGGGCGCCTACAGCCACCGCGGGACGCCTATCGACGCCGTGCTCGCCGTAGCCGGCGCCATACGCGCCGTGGTGCAGGCGCAGCGCACCGGTCGCACGCTGGCCGTGCTGCCGCGCTGGCCCGTTGCGCCGTGGTCGCTCCCAACGGCAACCCCCGACGTTGTGCTGCCGCTGGCGCCCGTGCTGACGCTTTCCGAGTCCTACAGCGAGGCCGCCGACCTCAATGCGGTCTACGTGAGCGGCACCGCGCAGGGCATCGTCGCGCGCGTCTGGCGCAGCGGCACGGCGGGCGATCTTCTCGCGCCCCAAGTGTCCGACCCGCTGATTACCGAGACACTCGCCGCCCGCACCCGCGGCATCGCCGAGCTTGCCGCCGGCGGCGCGCAGGCCGAGGTGCAGATCGAGCTACCACTTGACCCCGGCACCAGCCTGCCGCTGCTGCAAGTGGGCCAGATCGTGCAGGTGGGCGAGACCCCCGCCTGGCGCGGTCTCGTGCGCGGCGTAGCCGTCACCGCCGACCGCCCCAGCGCCCGCCAGCGCATCACCCTTGACCGCCGCTACTGAGGCCCGCCATGAGCAACGTGTTCCGCCGCTTTCTCGCCCTGATCCCCGACGCCCCGCTGCTGATCGGCACCGTGACCGCAGTCAACGCCGACGGCACCACAGACGTAACCCTGCTCGATGGCTCGCCACTGCGCGTGCGGGGCGAGGGCACGGTCGGCGGACGTGTGTTTGTGCGCGACGGCGCGATCGAGGGGGACGCGCCAGTGCTGGCGCTGGAGCAGATCGAGGTTTAGAGTTTCGATGCGGTGAATTTTGTTTTTCTCTGCGAAACTGTTTCCCCGCCTCAATTATCGCGTTTGATGCCTGAATTTATCTCGCGCGGCATCACCCATCCCCACCCCCGGCCCCTCCCCTTGAAGGAGAGGGGAGTTGAGCGGCAATGTTCTCGAAGTACGCCCGCACCACACGGTGATAGCGCGGGTCTTCGAGCAAAAACGCATCGTGGCCGTGCGGTGCGTCGATCTCGGCGTAGGCGACGTCGCGGCCGTTTTCAATGAGCGCTTCGACGATCGCGCGGCTGTGTTCGGGCGGAAAGCGCCAGTCGGTGGTAAACGAGGCGAGCAGAAACTTGCA